TGGATAGTGCCAAATGGCAATATCTTGACTTGAGAAAGAATAATCCAACCAAGGCGGGGATTGGTTCGGGTTTACTTAACAGATGGCTCAAACAAGTTCAAGCTTGGGTGATGTTAAACTCTGGAGATCACATTACCAAGATCACAAATACAACCCTAGATAAAATTAGGTCTATACACTATCGAGGAATTCAGGAAGGCCTTGGAGCGAGAGAGATCGGTAGAATGATCAGAAAAGAGGGAAGTAGCGAATTTACAATTTATCGATCCACTGTCATTGCAAGAACAGAATCTACGAGATCCGCATCGCAAGGCCATAAGTTAGGAGCTACAGCGTGGGAAAAAGAAACGGGTCAAAAAAAGTGGAAGGAATGGAGTGCTACGAATGACAGTAGAACCCGTGACGCCCATCGTGCTATGCTGCAATTACACATTGTTCAAGGAGAAGAAAAGTTCTTAGTCGGAGGTGTAGCTATGGAAGCTCCGGGTGATCCGGCTGGCGGAGCTAAGAACTGTGTGAATTGCAGATGTAGGATTTATTACATGAGCGAGCGAATGGCGAAAAAGCTATTGGGCGAAAGCGTAAAACCATCAACCAATAAATTTATACCAGAGGGAATTGAGAAATACGAAAAACAAACGAAGGTAACTATCGATAAGAATATCTTTAATCAGCTCGATATACCGGTGCCATTCACAAGATTGCGATCTAAAGGCACAGCGTATAATGTTCAAACCAAATCCATCAATTTTCAGCCATCACAAAGGGAAGAAAAGAGTAAATGGGAAGCGGAAGCGGTTGTTTATCACGAATATGGTCACGCAATCGACTGGCAGAAAGGAATGCGTACCGATGGACTGGTAACTGACCTAATGGACAAATACAGAAATAAGTATTCAAGCAACAAGAACAAAGGTTTTATAAATCTCAATACTTCCGTATTTGATAGTGTATCGAAAGCATTCGAGAAAAAGGATTTCGATGAAATTGAAAAGATATCTTCCTTTGCCGACACATTAATGGCATTAAATCCAAGTTTTGGAGCGGGCCATACTAAAGAGTATTTTAGCCATCCTTTCAAAAAAGAAGCCGAATTCATCGCTCATGCATTTGAAAACAAGTTCATAGGTAATTCGTACTTTAAGAAAGTTGCACCAGATTTATACGAAGAAATGATTGCACATATCGAAAAGTACCTTAGATAAGCTCAATGTCATAAGGAGCTCCGTCTACGTTTTTGTCTTCGACCAGCCTAATTTTCTTGTCATGCTCTTCTGCATCTTCTAGAAATCTGTATAACTTGCCCTCTCCTACAATCAGTAGAGCAGTAAATAAAGTTTGTGCATACTCGTCCCTTTCGTCCCCGCTATAGTCACGATAAAGCGTGTAATACTCAAATAATTCCTTTCCAGTCATATCCCCGAAATTAGTATTAATAAATCATTGAAACAGTAAAAAGCGACGAGAAATTACTCTCTCATCGCCTCAACCCAAAACCAAATTAAACTAACTGTACGCAAATATAATATTTATTTTAAAACATTTGTATTATTATAAGTTATTTTATTATCTTTGAATTGGTTTAGGTCTTGATTAGAAAAACGGGTTACGTTGTTGTGGTGGATTAGTGAAATTGATAACAATTTAGCCCGTTTTTTTTGGTGTGGTGGATTATGCAGGGTGTGGAAATTAAGAGTTTAGAAAAGGAAGTTGAAGACATCGACGAAAAAGGCGTTGTCAGCATCTATGTATCGGCTTTCAATAATAAGGATTCAGATGGCGACATCACAATGCCTGGCGCATTCAAAAAAACAATCAAAGACAATTTTTCCAGAATAAAACACTTTCTTAATCATGACGGCCGTCTTTTAGTGGGCATCCCGTTGGAATTCAAAGAAGATGAATTCGGTTTATTGGTTCGTTCCCAACTAAACCTAAAAAAAGAGATAGGTAGAGATGCTTATGAGGATTATAAGCTTTATAAGGAAAACGAGCGTTCTCTCGAGCATTCAATCGGCTTTGAAGTAATTCGTAGGGACGATAAAGATCCAGTTAAAATCTACGAATATAAGCTTTGGGAGTACTCTACCCTAACTACTTGGGGAGCAAATCAACAAACCCCATTAGTCGACATCAAGTCATTCAAGACTTCAGATGAATTAATCTTAAAAATTAAAGAATTAACCGAAATGTACAACAGAAACTATTCTGATGGCAGGTTAACCGAAATAGAAACGCAGCTAAAAGCACTTGATCTAATTGCGCCGCCAGTAAGCACCCAATTTGATGAGCCGCAGATAATCGAAGCTTTCAAATCATTCAAATTAAAACTTCAAGTAGAAAATTACAGAAATGGAAATTAAAGAGATGTTGGACGGTTTAAAGACCGATCTTGAAAAAACACTGGATGAAAAATCCAAAAAAGAAATTGGCTTACAGATTAAAGCTTTGGAAGACAAGCTAGCTGAAAGCGAAAAAACAAAAGGTAGTGATCTAGAGATTAAGTTAAAAGAGATCAATGACGCTGCTGCCTTATTGAAAGTGGAAGTAGATAAGTTAGATGTTAAACTTGGAAAAGTAACCATTACTACCCCTGCTCCACAAACCAAATCTTTTGACCAGGTATTAGCTGAAGCCATCACAGAGAAAACAGATGATCTAGAGAAATTCTCTCGTAAAGAGATTAAATCTTTTGGTATTGATATTAAAGCCGTTGGCGACATGTCTACCGCAAATGTTACTGGTGGTAGTCGCTATGGTCAAGTAATGGCCCCTGGCATCATCTATAATCAAAATCGCAAGATCCATATGGATCAGGTTTTGCCGGGCGGAAATATTGGACCAGGTAACTCATTCACTTTCATGCGTGAGAATGGAAATGGCGAAGGTGCAATTGCCCCAGTAGCAGAAGGCGGAACTAAAGCGCAATTGGATTTAGACTTGATCGAGTCGACTGTTCAAATCGAGACCGTTGCAGGATGGTTACGTTTTACCCGTAAAGCGATGACTAATATCCCTGGCTTTATCTCGTTCTTGCAAAATAGATTGCCAGAGAAATTCCGCAAGGTTTTAGATGCTCAGGTGTTATACGGAAACGGTACTACCCCGAATTTAAAGGGTATTTTGACGGCTGGCAATTTTGTTGCTTCTACCGCCACCCTTTCAGATAAACTGATTGAGAAATTAATTACTGATATCGCGGTATTAGAAGACACATATGAGCGCGACGCTAACGGTATTCTTTTACGTCCTGTAGATTACTACAACTTCTTTAAAAATAAAGCGACTGGATCTGGTGAATATGATTTACCAATGGGAGTGACTTTTGAAGGTGGAGTACTTCGTTTATTCGGCATTCCAATGTGGGCATCAACTGCAATTAACACGCCGGACTATGTAGTTGGAGATTTCCAGAATGGAGCCCAATTATTGACACAGGAAGCGATGCACATCGAATTCTTTGAGCAAGATGGCTCTAACGTTACGACCAATAAAATTACTGCTCGTATCGAAGGTAATTATGCATTGCCAGTTTATGGTCCTGATTACTTCATCAAAGGAACTACAGCTACTTCATAAGGTAAAATGGAATTAGAGGGGATCGTTACCCCTCTTACCTTCAAAATTTTAGACCATGAAAATTAGATTTAACAAAAATCATATCGATTTCGTAGAAGGAAAGGAATATGATGTAAATGATGGCACCGCAACTTACTTGGTTAGACTTGGTGTAGCCAAAGAGGTGGTAACGAAAGCTAAAGAGCCTGTTAAGCCAAAGCAGCCTAAAGCTAAGAAGTTAGCCAAAGAGGTGGTAACGAAAGAATTAAAAACCGATATCGAGAACAAATAATGCTTTATCCTGAAGACAAATGTAAAGAGCCTACAATCACCTACGAGCTGATCGAAGATGTGAGTGAAGAGGTGATTCCTTTGGAACAGGCAAAAGACTATATGGGAATTGATTTCGATGATTTCGATTTGATGATTACCAAACTGATAAAAGCAGTTAGAAAAAACTTTGAAAGATGGACTGGATTGTCCATTGGTATGCGTAAAATAAAGGTTATCGGCGATTATACTAGCGAGCTGGCCTATATGCCATTCGAACCAATCACCGAAAAGGACGGAGACCTGCAAACAGTAGGATATACTTCCAGTAATTGCGACGAAGATCTGGTAGATGCGATGTTGAATGTGATCCATACCGCTTTTGAGAATAGAGCCGATATAAAGTTCAATATCTCAGATCTATGCCAATTAGCCTCTAAAGGATTTAGACGAAGGGTTGGAATATGAATGCAGGAAGATTAAAGCAAAAGATAAAGTTCTTTGACTATACAAAAGTATCGGACGGCGCTGGCGGCTTCACTTCCACTCCAAGTTTGGTTCTGGAAACTATTGCGGATATCAAAGCGGTTAGAAGCGAAAAAACACTGGAACATTTACAGGAAGGATTAAATCAAGCTTTTCAGATAAAGTTGAGAATGAGGAGGGGCTTTAATCCTAAGCAAAGCTATACCGTAGAGTACAGGGGCGAACAGATGAAGATAGTGAAGATCGAAAGCGATGAGTTTAGCCGCAAGGAATGGACATTAATCGTAGTCGGCCGTGAAAATTAAAGGACTGGAAGCGCTAGTTAGAAAACTAAAAAAACTGCCTGATGATATTATAGCGGATGCTAAGGCAGAGATTGAAGATGCGGCGGATATGATCGTAAGGGATGCGGGTAACGCTGCTCCAGTTGATCTAGGCTATTTAAAGGGTATGATTGTATCGACACCAGTTAGAGGGGGGTTAGGCTATAAAATATCTAGTCTTGCTCACTATTCCGCCTATGTTGAATTTGGTACTGGTACCTATGTACAAGTACCATTGGACCTGTCGGCATATGCAAAGCAATATATTGGAAAAGGAGATCGATTAGTGAATTTACCAGCTAGGCCATTCTTTTTTCCGGCTTATTACAAACATCAAGATGAACTTATCAAGTCGCTTGAAACAATGATTAAAAGGAATTTAAACCGATGAAAGATGTGTCATTGCCATTACGTGTAGCCTATTTCAATAAGCTTATTGCTATTGGCCTTAAGGTATATGAGGAAGGGGCTGTTCCAGATGATGCCACTACGCCTTATGTGGTAATTACTGGGCAATTGGCAAATGAGCAGAGCAATAAAACCGATTTCGGACATAAAGCATATGTATTGCTCGACATCGTGACATCGACATTGAAAAATTCAGCAGGCGGAAGTAAAGGTGCAGACCTTATCGCTTCACAGATTTTAGCGGTAATAAACAGTAAAACAAAGCTTGTAATCAATGATGATTTACAGGCAGTAAAGATAAAATTAGTAGAAGACAATAAACTTAATTCTTTAAGTGATACCGAGAGTATCTACAGGCGATTATTAAGGTTTGAACATATTATTAGACAATTAAATTAAAAGAAAATGGCGACAAGAGAGTATTATGACGGGGCGGATGTATTTCTTTTTATCAAACGCACTGGAGACTCGGTTTTTAGAACTGTAGCGTGTTTGGATAGCAATTCATTCTCGTTTGACCGTGAGTTAAAGGAGATCACCAATAAATGTGTTGGTAAAAATCGGGACGGTATTGCTGGTAAAGCTACTTGGGGATTAGAAGCCTCTGGACAAGCTATTTCGGATGCGGACGAAGATACAGAAGCTAACTATCAGGAGCTTTTGGAAATCTCTGTCGCGGGTGAAAAAGTTCAAGCTAAAATGGCCAATGCTAGTGGATCTATTTACAGAGCTGGTGAAATTATAATCACCTCTTATAAGGAAGATGCCAACAGCGAAGATCCATTCAGTTTCACAACCTCGTTTGCAGGTTTGGGAGTTCCAGTAATCGTAAAACCAGTTTAATATGAACGGATATATCAATCTGGAGCTGGGTGGTAAAAGCCGTGGCATAAAGTTCGGGAACAGAGCACTATTAAGCTTGATGTCTAAGTACGATTTCAAAACTCTTGCTTTTTCATTTGACCTGATTGCCGACCTGATTTATTTCGGTCTTTTGAACAATTGCCTTGTGAAAAAAGAAGATCCTGATTTTACCATTGATGACGTGCTCGTATGGGCGGACGATATTGGTTTAGAAGGATTGACTACGGTTTTCGATGTATTCCAGTCTAGCTATAATCTTGGCGAAACTAAAAAAACCAAGGGAAAAAAGTAGATAAGCTCCCCACTGAAGCTGAAATTCTGACTACGGTCGGGGAGCTTGGCGTTTCTTTGAATGAATTCTATTGTATGACTTGGCGGGAATGGCACTTCTATTCAGAAGGCCTCCGTAAAACACAGTTAAAACAATGGGAACATACCAGGGCAATTAACTGGATGGTCTACAGAATGAATTCAGACCCTCAGAAGGCCGAAAAAAATATAATGAATTGGTGGCCGTTGCCGACAGATAACAGGCAAGCTACTAAAAGGAGAAAGGCAAAACGCCTTACAAAGAGAGAATTCGAAGAGTTCAAACAGAGCATGAGATAAGTGAGATGGGAGCGAACGCAACTTTAAGTATTGATATATTAGCAAGGATTGACAGCCTAAGTGCCAATCTTAAAAAAGCTCAATCACAATTTGAGGCTTTCGGGAAGAATATTGATAAAGCTACTAACAAGCTTTCTTCCATTGTCACCTCTAACCTATCTGGTATTTTCTCTACTGCAGCAATCGTAGGATTTGGCAAAGCGGTAATCGATGTGACTGCTGAATTCCAAAAGTACAATGCCGTGTTGGGAAACACTTTAAATAGCACCGCATTAGCATCGTTAAAGATGCAGGAAATTCAAGATTTCGCTGCTAAGACACCGTTTGCAGTAAATGAATTGACCGCAAGTTTTGTAAAGCTTGCCAATGGGGGTTTTAAGCCTACTGGGCAGCAAATGACCTATCTGGGTGATCTAGCTTCCAGTACTGGCAAGTCATTTGATCAGTTGGCCGAAGCGATACTAGACGCGCAATCTGGAGAGTTCGAGAGATTGAAGGAATTCGGTATCAGGGCAAAAGATGCAGGTGATAGCGTAATCTTTACCTACAAGGGCGTGCAAACGCAGGTAGAAAAAACGTCAGGCTCTATACGCGACTACATTACCAATTTGGGATCTGCTCAGGGGGTATCTGGTTCGATGGCTAAGATATCTGAAACACTCGGAGGTAAGATCTCCAATCTTGGCGATAGCTGGGATCAGATGCTTTTGTCTGTTGGCAATAATAGTACGGGTGTGTTTAATAACGCCCTCAATGCGCTAAATAAGATGCTGCAAGGCATTATCAGATTCAATAAGGAAGTTGAACTGGTGAACAAATATAATCTTGATCATAATGAACAGGGTGCTTTCGGATTTAATACAGAAATCGGGCGAAAAATAAACAGGGCAATTAATCCATTTGCAGACAAAGGTTCTACCGATATTGAAAAAGGCGTTTTTATAATTGGAGAGGCGGCGAATGAATTTAACGAATTTACAAGCAAAACCTTAGCCAGCGCTAAAAGCGTAGAAGACTTCAAGAAGGCACTCAAAGGTTTAGAGCAATTGGATAGCAAATTGTTGTCAGATCCATTTATCGATAAGATTAAAAGCTTTACGGTAATACAGGGTGTGCAAAAAGCTATAAATGATGAGTTTCAAAAAAGCGCTCAAGCTATTAATGATGCACAAGCAAATTTTTCCGACATCAAGCCAGATGCGAATTTCGGAAAGGGATTGAAGGGTGCGGCCGATGAGATCAAAGATGTTTACAAAGACTTAGCAATCGCTATAAAACAAAATAGCGTTGAGTTTGGTGCTACTTTTAACGAGCAAAGAATTGCCGACATCGATGCATATCAGGCAGCAATAAAATCTTTGATTGCAAACGGACTTTCACCCGCCAGTGAAGCGGTTAAAAAACTGATTTTAGAACAGGAAAGACTAGCTGTATTGGTTAGAGGAAAAGACTTAGCTCCAGTTAACGGAAATGTTAAGGTTAATCCAAAAGGATTGCAATATAAAGAAGCTCAGGTTTCGTTTCCTCAAGCAAAAAAGAGTGTATCTGTAGTTATGTCGGATGCCGAAGCTCAAGTAAAGGAGTTCACTTCAGTAATCAACGACTTAATATTGTCTTCTATTGGTAGTACTATAGCAAATATCGCTACTGAGATCGGTAAATTGTTTTCTGGTGAAGGCGGAAGTATTGGCAAAGTTATCCTAGAGGGAATGTCTACGTTCTTAAGTGCGTTTGGCGATCAACTTATAAAATTCGGTTTAGCCGCTAAAGCTTTCGCTGGTTTGAAAGCCGCTCTATTTGCAAATCCTATAACCTCAATTGGAGCAGCAATAGGGGTAATTGCTGCTGGACTGGCACTAAAAGTAGCTTCCGGAGCAATTGGCAACTTAATGAACGGAAGTAAAAGCAAATCAAATACACCCCGTCCATTCGCAAACGGCGGAATTATTTCTGGTCCTACTTTAGGATTGATGGGTGAATATGCGGGAGCTTCAAACAACCCTGAAGTCGTTGCGCCATTAAACAAGCTTAGGGATCTATTGCCACAAGGCCAATCGAATGTCAATATCGTAGGATCAATGGGCATCAGTATGCGCGAACTCGTAATAAAGTTCAGGCAGGAGGAAAAACTAATGGGGAGGACTATATAATGGCAAAAACCATGATACTGGAATTCTGGGTTAAACCTTCTGGCATACTCGCTAGTAAAAGATATGTACGTGTTTTCGTTGACGAGAACGGCAACATCACCCGCGAGGATATACCAGGCAAGGAACACATCGGACTTCCTTCCATTGAAGATTATAAATCGAACAACTACCCTGTGAGTTTTACCACTGGCGGAGAGGCTACCTTATTGACTTCATTTTGCAATACAGTTACTTTTACTAAATACAGCGTTTTAGCCTCTGCCGTTACTCCATTTGCTACGGCACAAGCCGTTTTTAATGAGCCAGCATGCGGTTACGATACACAGCTACCTACTCCAGCTATTCCGCCAAATCCATTTGGAAATGCGGACTTTGGGTTATATGCATATTACAGCTATTGCGATATCGAAGACAAATCTTACAAAGTAAATATTTATAAGAGATACTTTACGGGTGAGCCAATTCAAATACTTATTGGTGATGCCTCGCCGGTTAAAAAAATATATACCAGTGGAGACCATAAATTACATCCAATTCGCGGACTGGAGTTCGAATTCTCATTTATTGCACAGGAAGACTTTAAGCTTTCCAATCTCTACACGTTCGATGAGCGTGAATTTAAGCTTGAACATATAGATCTATCTACAAACACCGTAGATTTTTTAGGTTTCATTACTCCAGATAGTGCGCAAGAACCATTTGAAGCGCCGCCTTATGCTGTAAAAATAAGGGCTACCGATGGTTTGGGCGCTTTAAAAACAATTACCTATCCCCTGCCAGTGGGAAGCAGTACTGAAATTAGGCAATCGTTCCTGCATATTTTGGCCTACGCTCTAGCGATGACCAATCTTAACCTTGATATCATGACCATCTGCAATCTATATGCAACTGGAATGGAAAACGGTTTAGATAACGATCCACTTGATCTTGCTCGTGTATCTCCATTAAGAATGACCGATACGAGCGGCAAAGTATATTCTGCATATCAGGCATTAGAAGCGGTTTGCAAACAGTTCGGCGCATCCATTGCCCAGATTGATGGCGTATGGAGGTTTTTTAGGGTAAATGAATTTGCCAAAGGAAATGCCAGGTTCAGACTTTACGACAACACCGCTAGATTTAAACAATCCGGCACAATCACTACATTAAGAAAAACTGGAACTGACCTACTATTGCTAGACGAGAGCCCAAGTATATCGATTGGAAATGCTTTCAAAACCGTAAAGGTTACTCAAGAGTTTGGACGAGCTCCAGACATCATCTATAACGGTGATTTTTCACAATGGGATGGGCAAAACTTCAACTTTTGGACAAAATACGGCGGCATTAAGATCGTGCGAGTTCAAAAGGAAATACAAGCTACTGCAGGAGTTAGAATTCCGGTTGAAGATTGGGCGTGCAGCTTTCTTGAAAAGGCTGTGAGCGGTAAATGGATTGAAAGTGCAAAAACATGGCTAACTAGAAAACAGACATCTAAAGTGTCGCTTAATATTGGTAAGACCAATGGCCCGCACAACTTCAAAGTTCTTTTCAAGATCGGCCAATATTACTTAAGTAATGTTAGTGGAAGTTTTGAATGGGTTACTCAAGTATCGGTATGTACAATTATTGTAGATAATACGATCGGGGATATTTTTTCATTCGCCATTAATATTGAATTGCCAGAATCTCCAATGAGCGGAGATCTATTGATTCAGTTTTTCGGGTTTGTAAAGCTTGAGATTGTAAGAAAAATTAATAACAATGTTGGACAACCGTCAACATTCGAATATTTGGAAGTAAACGAGTACTCTCCTATTGCCATTGACAACATTGCAATAACTGGTACGCTAACTAGTGATAAAAAATCCAGTGGTAACGTACATGTGTGTTCTCAACATGGATTTTATAGCGAAAAACCAGACGAAACAAATATTATATGGGGTGAATTCGTATTCACCAATATAAACTTTAATCTGGTATTGATTGGTTTGCAGGAATACACATCTGCACCACAATCTCAATTGCAGACTATTTTTCTAAAGAATGGCGATCACGCTACCGGTTGGTATGAGTTCGGAGAAAGCAACGCGCCAGTGCCAATTGGTCTTTGTGTAGCTCGAAGCATTTTGAAAGCCTACCAATTAGCCTATAATATTTTCGATTGCACATTATACGGAAATAAGCTTTCTTATCTGGATAGCTATAACATTAGCGCGGCATGTGATCCTGATTTCGACCAGAAGATATTCATCTGGAAGGATGTAACATTTGATATAAAAAATAGGGAAGCTAACGGCACTCTAGTAGAGGTGTTTACAAAAAACCTGATCAGCAACGATTATACAGCACCTCAATTACCTGGTTCGAGTAACATCATCGAGCCTCCAATCGTGCAAAATCATAACCCCGGACTAAAGCTTGGCGGAGTGTTTACCGAAGAATTTACAACTGAATTTATATGAACGGATATAATAGTTTAAAGGATAGCTACATACTTCAGGTAAATAACGACGTAGTTTCTAAGGAGACTGCAAATAGCGTTGATACTGGAGATGTTGGAACAATAGGGATTGCACTTGCTACCTTATTGACTGACTTTATTGCGGCAATTAACTCCTTTTCGTTCTTCACAGGTACAGCAAATCCTACTGGAGCAATTGGAAGTTTGGAGGGAGATATCTATGTGCAGACTAACGACGGGGTTTCCCTTATTTTTTGGCGTAGAGGAGTTTCTGCCTGGTTCGAACAATGTACCATTCCTTTGGGAATATCCCATCCAGATGGAGTAGTTAGCGGACTTAGAACCCAAATTGATACCGCTAGCCTATCTACAGAAGTCGCCAAGGGAGCATGGGCGATTAGCAATGTAGTTTATACAAAAACAACTTCAACTGGACTGAGCTATGATGCGCAACCAATCGGGGTAAGCAGGATAGACTTAATTTATGCCAATTCATTAGGATCGATACAAATACTTACAGGAGCTTCATCAAGCTCTCCAGTTAAACCAACCTTACCAGTAAATACTGTAGAAGTTGATAGTATCTATATTCCTGCTGATGGTACTGGATTGCCTTATCTGTTCAGTGGAAGTGGAAATTCTTCTAGTGGTGTAGGGAAAACAATCATTAATAAGACTGGAGCTGACGTTTCGGATTATTCACTTGATCTGTCGGTCGAAACCTTACCAAGCGACGCAATAGTTGCGGTATATATTAATGGAAAAACCGCAAACGCTCCTTTCACTTACGATGAGACAACTAAATTAATCGAAGGGCTACCCGGCACTTCATCAGGTGACGCAATTAAAATAATTTTTATATGAGAAAGTTAATCATCTTCATTCTATTAGCTATTTATTCAATAGCAGTAAACGCACAAAACTCCTATGAACTTAAGTTCGATAGTGTAGTCGTTGGAAAAAACAATTCTTCAAAATTCAGAATCAATGGAAGGGTTTGGATGCCGCACTTAACCTCTGGCTTATCCACCGATAGCGTGTTGGTGTTCAGGAATAATCGCGTGTTTAAAGTCCCTAGATCACAATTTAGTTCTGATGGAACAGCCGCTTTATCAGGCAGTAGCACATTCAATTCAAGTACAGGCTATGGCACGTCTAATACTTATAGTTTAGGTACAACTTTAGCTGATACTTTATATAGCGTATTTGTTCAGGTACGGGAAAGTACATCCGGATCGGGGGCTTATATTATACCGTTAAGGGTGTCAAGATCGACTACAAGTTTTTCAGTAATGATGCAGGCTGGATCCGGTTCACCGACAGGTATATTAAATTGGTTAGTTTTACCGACAGGCTGGTCCGGGTTAGGCGGTGGTGGCGGTGGTAGTTATACCTTGCCGACGGCGTCCGCCTCAGTATTGGGCGGAGTTAAGATAGGGACAGGTTTAAATATGGCCGGAGATGTGCTATCTACTACGGGCGGTGCAAATCCAGATACTACTATATATAGAACAACTGCTAACTCACTGACAAAAGCCCAAACACAAACGGCATTAAATACAAAACAAGCTACGTTAGTAAGTGGTACCACTATAAAAACAGTAAATGGAAGTAGTCTTTTAGGTAGCGGCAATATAACGATTAGCGGGGGCGGAACAACTGGTTTTAATAGTGGTGATTTGGTAGCTAGGATTACAAACGGTATTGCATGGGATAGCGGTGCAAATAATTATATTACTGCTGATCCCACTTCTAGAGATTTTATTTTATACGCCGGAACGTCTTCTTTTGGTGGATATGATTTTAGAACTAGTAGCGGACAAACTAGGTTATATATAGCGGCAAATGGTGAAATAGAACTACCTCATTATGCTAGTGGTACGACTGCCCCAACTACAACTGGGACTAAGCACATGTTAACTGTTGACGGGGCTGGTTTAGTTAGTCACGAAGCGATACCCTCTGGAGGTGGAGGCGGGACAACCAACTTGGCATTAGGCACAGCTACAACTACAACCCAGCCTATAACAAATAGTAACGGTACTGGATTTACTTTGCCAGCTTCAACCACATCGGTGGCCGGTCTTCTAAGCGCAACGGATAAAACAAAATTGGACGGAATAGCATCTGGAGCAAACAACTACTCTTTGCCGGTGGCTACCTCATCGGTGCTAGGAGGTGTTAAGCAAGGTTCTGGCATAACGATCGACGGTTCAGGGGTTATTTCAGCTGCGGGCGGAACACAGGATTTGCAAAGCGTATTAGCTAATGGCCATGATGGCGGTGAAGGCTCTGAGATGTATGTTAATTATATTGAGACATCTGATCTACAAGCTAGACAAGTCAAGTCAAGAGAGTTTTGGGCTTATTTAACTCCTAAGACTACTAATTATACCATTAGCATAAATGATTATACCATACGAGCAAGCGGGAATATAACAATTACACTTCCTTCGGCATCGTCAAGCTTTGATAGCGGAATGGTATCAGGACGAATTTTAGTGATAAAGAATGTAGGCGCTGGGACCGTCGTTGTTGCCGGCAATATAGATGGTGCCACCGACTATAGCCTAGCCAGTCCAAATCAATCCATCATGGTTCAATCAAATGGCTCTTCTTGGGACATTTTAGCCTCACATAATTAATTATGAATCTACCAGTAACATATAATTTCGAGCCGCACTACAAGGATGACGGATTGGCGGGGTTTATATTAAAATTAACCTATCCATCTGGCGAAGTTGTAGATCTTACTGGATGTAGCGCTTTGATGCAACTACGTATTCCGGAGTATAGAAAAGATGGTAAAGTGATTTGGGAATTTTCTAGCGAAGCGGAAGATCCATTGAAACTTTTAGTATTAAACTCCAGTGGGGAAATCCAATTTCCACGTATTGAGAGCTGGGATATCCCTAAAGATAATTACCAATACGACCTTCAAGTAACAGATTCATTAGGATTTGTAAGAACATTTATGAAGGGAATTTTTCCGGTTAACCAAGATGTTTCGAGATGATATTAGATAATTCAGAATTACACACGATCAATATTACGGTTGATTATCGTGAAAAGGGGGATGATGGACAGAGCGCATATGAAATCGCTGTGCAAAACGGCTTTGAAGGTACTGAAGCGGAGTGGCTGGCGAGTTTGAGCGGTGAAATTATAGTAGATACCTATGAGCAGATGCTTGTTGCTGCATCGGGTCAAAATCCAAAGAAAATATATGTGGCCGAAGCGTCCAGCTACAATGAAGAGAATGATTTTTTTACATATTCACCAATTGGAGGTATAGCCTACTTGGGAATAGATTTTAATTACACAGAATAATGGCTTTAAAAATAGAAAATAGACCTGGGACGGAGTTGAAAGTATCTAACAACTTTCCTTCTGATATCCAACTCTATAAAGAGGGATCACCTCTCGGCTTCAATCCAAACTTTTACGATTACATTTGGAACCCCGCAGTCCCTAGATATCTGAATACAGGCGACCAAATTTACTTTAGAAAATTTTTCACCTCAGCTGTAAAAGCTACCTACAAATCGAAATTAATTCTATCAGCGACTAGCGAATGTATTATAACTGGCTTTTTTACAAATGGCTATCATTCCAACATCGGAGATGTTCAAGGTTACGATAACGCCTCATCTTCGTTTACGGTTCTAATTCCTGCGGGCGGAGGCACTGAAAAGATAGACCTGCCAATGCTTTTTTTTAACGCACAGGTCAATGTAACCTATAAGATGCTGAGCCCAGGATTTGAGCCAATATGTACAATTGCAATAAGAGATGGCATCAATTTAACCGCAGATTTCGATTATCATTTTCCGATAAATGCCCAGGTCATTTCCGATAGTTCTGCTTGGTATGGACTGGGTTACGATGCCAATGCAAATCCAATACTTGGGGATAAATTATTTTCAAATCAATTGAAAGAGATGTTGGGTAAAGATGGCGTGAGGGTACGAATGATTAATCAAGGGTTTGGCGGCTCTAAATCCGACAGCATGAATAAGGCAATGAGGGAGGGATTGTACAATCTGCAAAATATTGGGCTAGTCATGATAAAAATGGGATTGAATGATTTTGACGCTAATTCCGGATTAACGCCTGTACCTGACTTCAAGGCGCGTCTTTTGGCTATGATTTCATTTAGGGATAGAACCTATTCGAAGGCAGTTCCATTAGTTTTTATTGGAATGCATCCCAGCGATACACCAGGACGAGTGGGAAACCTAGCTACAGCAAGAGCTGCAATAAGCGAGGTGGCCAATGATGTCACCATTGGTGGAGCAGCGAATAATGTATGGTACTTTGACACCTCCTCAGTAATTAGCTTAAATCCTGTGGCAGCGAACGATACAAATTTTGCTCTAAGTGAGCGCGCGGCTAATTCTCGATTGCACTTGGGCGATATCGGTCACGGTATTGAAGCGACAGGTTTGTACAACTTCTTAAAATCTGAAGCACTAGCTCCAAAATTTTACAACTATTGGAAAGGTAAATAATATGAAACATAACACTTCTGTGGAAATGAATTTTCCATCAACAAATATCAGTGGAACAATTGTCGCAGCCAACACGTCACAACTATTAACCAACATAGCAGCCGGAGCTACTACAGCTCCTGTACGGGGATTTTTTATATATAATCCGCATGCTGCGAACTGGCTGTGGATTAATGTGGGAGCAGCAGCAGTAGCTAACGGTCAGGGCTCAATAGGCATTGCACCGCTTTCATGTTTTCAACTTCCACAGGGCTATACGCCGGAGGGACCGATATATATACTCGGGACAGCTGCAGGACAAGCTTTCACCGCAAAAAAATGGTAGCAAAACGATGAACTTACAAGAATATACCTTTCAAATAATTTCTGTCGTACTTGGTTCAGCAGCATTAGGCTCTTTAATAACTGTTTTTGCGAATCGTGGTAAAACTAAGGCTGAAGCGGAAAACGTTAAGGCAGAAACCAATAACTTGATAATCGAGGGATATAAGGAATTGCTTGATGATCTCAGGAAAACCGTGCACCACCAAGGGGATCAGTTAAAGGTAATGCTAGAACGCGAGGTAGAACTAATGAAAATCATTAATGGGCAACAACAAACCGAACGGGAGCACAGGCAACAAATCAAAGCGCTGGAAACAAAATTAGCTAAACGAATTAGTAAACTAGAAGTAACAGATAATGGAAAAGAAACTTACTAAACAGCAAATCGCTGAAAAGGCCATCAATAATGGTTGGGACTTCAAAGCACTGAATGCCATTATTAAAGTGGAGAGCGGAGGAATTGGCTTTGCAGCCGATGGGAAAATAATAATACAATTTGAACCGTCATGGTTCAAACGTAAATCACCATATACTCCTTCGGGCCTCTGGTCGCAAAATGGAGTTGAGCGGCAGGCGAGAGAATGGCAAGCCTTTAATGATGCATTCGCAAAAGACCCCGATGCCGCGATGCAAAGTACATCTATCGGCCTGATGCAGGTGATGGGATTTCACTTTCGAGCGCTAGGTTTTAAATCAGTAGGAGAGATGTGGGATTTTGCAAAGGTGTCAGAAGTAAACCAGCTGGAGCTCGCCATCCGCTTTATCAAACTAAACCCGAAGTTGGACAAGGCGGTGAAGAGCAGAGATTGGCCTACCGTAGCCTATTACTATAATGGCTCACAATACAGGAAATTTAATTATGATACCAGGCTAAAGGACGCCTATAATAATTCGTAAGATGGAACACAAAAATGATCATTTCGAAAAAATCTTCTGGTTCATTGTTGGTGTTTGTGCCTTCGGCGCTTTCCTAACGGTATTCCTAATCTTGGTAATGCCACAGCCAATCGCTGAAAGAATTGCAGATACTGCTCTAATGTTCTGGCTATCCACTGCTGTTTCGGGCGGGATTGGATACTTGCTTGGTTCTAGCGCTCCTAAGTCAAAACAGATGGGAGGGACTACTACTGCAGAAATCAGCGCTACCATTTCCAGCGACGAAACTAACAAAGAATAATTACTTAATAAATTAATAAAATGGAAAAGAACAAAAATTGGATCGGAAGATTGCTTGAGAAGATCGGCAACTTCTTTGAGGGACTATTTGATGCGGCCGAATCTACGTGGGACGATTTGCAGCCCGAAATACAGGAAGCGATTGTTGGGGGTTCGAGAGTATTGAGCATCATCAATCAACATGTGTCTAAGACTCCAGACGAGATCATTATGTTGATCCAACTGGCAATTCCTTCTCTGGATAGAGAAAAACTTCTGGCTGGCCTAAACAAGGTAGCCGAAGGTTTGAATGTAATCGATGCCATTGAGGCGGAAAGTTTGGAAGATACTGTTGCTAACTTGGCAAAATATCTAGAGTCTAAACAAGGTGGGATTTGGGCCGGAGCAACAGCTTTAGCGGCAAAAGTTTTTGCCGCCTTCCTTGCGCCATCTGGCACCAAGTGGGACATCTTTGAAAGTTTGATGCTCTTTGCCTATCAGACTTTCGTTAAGAAGAACTAAATGTGTAAAACAGAAACCCTTGTAAAAATGCAAGGGTTTCTGTTTTTTAGTCGTATTTTTCTGGAAAAAATATGGCAAATCAAAGAGTAATAGTCCCTAAACGGGAAATTGATGGGTATGATGACTTCATACACCGTTTCGAATGTTTTACCGTTGGCTTCAAATTCCAGCAGTATGCAGGGGTGCATACCTATTATTACTTTACTGGTGCATATCAAGCGGAAGGTACATACTTAGTTGGTGCGCCGGAATTGGCACCGGTGAGTTTATCTAGGGATAAATTTATGATTGACATGGCTAAATTAAATGTGGATTATCCCGGAGATCGTTCCAGCTTATTCAGTATTTTTTTGTTAGGAACCGATGTGGCAAGAAAAGCAATCATAAACACACAGTACGAACTGATTATTAATTTCATTGAGATAGATCCAAGTAAAAAAAATGCTTTACAGATTGAGCTAAGGAATCAGCTTTGGTTTAAGGTGCTGAATTTACTAAGAAATAATGCTTCACACTTTGATAATCTTGGTAAAACGCTATTAAAGTCGGAAAGGAGATTTCCAAAATACATCACCGAAGATGAAGTCAAATGGAAAAATATCACTATCACCGAGTCGATGATGGGACATACACTCAGGTATAACGACTTCGAAGTAATTGAGTTACTTGAAGAGGCGTCTGCATACTTCGAGGCTAACAAATTAATTTTTCAATAATTCAATTACCAAGCAAGAAAGCTCTAGCCGTGTGCCAGGGCTTTTTTTTTGTGGAGAAGTCTCCTAAATAAATTACTAAAAATGTTAGTATTATTGTCACCTAGTTTTTGGCTGATGAAAAAGTATAGGTTTAGAAAAATGTTTTTTAGGTGTATAGACAATAAAGTCATTGAAGACAATATTACCATGACGAATGCCTACAGGCAAAGGGAGGATGCTCAGTCGGTAGTTGAATCCAGGAGAACACACAAGATGTGGGAAGATAAAACTAAACCTGTGCCTGTAGAAAAAGTTGAAGGTTTCTATTTGGTTCATGAAAGTTTATTTGAAGAGGTCCTTAAAAAGTATTCGAAGGAATAAAGCGTGAGAAGTCAATCCTTATCTAGTTAAAAGATGCCTAGTGTTTGGCAAGTCGTACATCAAGGTAACCTCTTGCGTCTGAAATTGCCTCCACCTTTCCCGATCATATCACCCAAATTAATTGATGATTTCTTTTTAGATTTGGTGAACTCAGTATATTTTTCATTAAAACTACCGTTTACATCTGCCTCGATCCATTCCTTAACATTAAAGGATTTAATGATCAGTCGGCCGACCTTATGGCAAAAGTATTTGATATCGGAATTATCTATACCAGCATCCTCGCAAGTAACACCGGTATAGAATTGTTCTAATTTCAATTTGATTTACTCTCCGAATTTTATAAGTGGCTGAATTGTTCCATCTCGATACACGGTATCCATTTGCGTATCAGCAGTAGGTTCATCGCCAGTCCACTTATCCGGCCAAGTATTATTAAGAATTAGATTCTCTATGCGATTTACTTCGTCCTGATTTAATATATCAACTACAGTTCTACCTTCCTTTATAGCTAATTCATTAACTTCACTCTGGATACTTAGAATTTGTGATATTCCCCATCTCCTTGCCTCCATCGTTAACGGCCCCATTCTTTGCTGATTTTTTACTAATGTTCCATCCTTTTTAGTTTCACCTCCTGGATGACGTTTTCTAAATGACTTTTTTAGTCTTAAAGTTTCGAACACTGACCTTAATCGCAATAATGGAGTAAGGTATTTCCAAGAATCACGTTTGACAACTGTTTCTAAAGCTTTATCTTTACTAGCAACTGGACAACCCATGCACCCGGTTCTTGCATTAATTTCTTCCGCCTCGTCTCCTCCATATGCTTCCGCTACCATTTTAGTACTCCACCCTCCATACTCCTCCATAGGAGCCCAAGTTCTTAACCATTCCCAGACATGGCAAACCCTCCAATGAACTAACGGGGCAAGTGTATCGCACATTGATCCAGATAAAGTTTGTTGAAAATATCCTTGTCCGCATTCAGTACCGTCTTTACTGCAGCTAACAATTATCCTATTATCTCTTACAGCCGATTCTCCTTGCCTAACTCCAGTAATCATTAAAATTTTTTCTCCCTTTTCCTCATAAAGAGCTTTAAGTTCAGTTTCCATAGGAACAATTTTAATATTACCAGTACACCAGCGAAACCCAGCTCCTGGAGGTGGTATTCCTCTGCCAAACATCAGCACAAAAAAACGTTTATCCATTTCGGCCATAACTATCCTGACTTCAATACCGAGCTGTTTTAAATCATCCATTATTTCATAGGCAGATGCCATTAATGGTGTTAGCTCCAATCTTGTATCTGCAAACAGCACGGTTAGTGTTTTAGGTTTCTCGATTTTGCCTGATTGAATCAACCAAACTATTAAAGTGAGGGTAGCAGTACTATCTTTACCTCCACTCCATGCGATTGACCAGTGATTATATCTAGGTCCATATGCTTTCATTGATTGAATAGTTAACTCAATGCTTTCGTTCATCTGGAGTCTCTTAGACCCGGTGAATAAGTTTGTTTGAACTCCGCTTTTCATGATGCGATATCAAAAAGTGAACCTTGAGCTTTTAAATCATTAGCCTTCTTCAAATTCTTAACGGCCGTGTCGAAATAGCTATCTTTCAATTCTACACCAATTACCTTACGGTTATTGTTTAGTGCTACGTAAGCTTCTGATCCTATACCTAAAAAAGGCGTAAAAACTGTATCATCTGGATTGCTCCACATATTTACGCATCTATGGATCACTTCCAGTTGAAGAGGTGCAATATGTTTTTCATCGCCCATTGCAGTCCCCTCTTTACCGTTAAGAACATCAGTTCGTTTAATATCCATCCAAACTGGTGAAGCCCATTTTTGCCAAAGATCTAATGGTATATTTTGCTTATTTAAGTGGTTAACGGGTTCCCAATTGGATTCGTCCGTACCGTCCCATTTTTTGAATATCCTTAAATACTCGGCCATCCCTATTCCAGTTAAAGCCGAATTTGTAGTTAAGGTTTTATACAGTAACCTTTGCGTTTTGGTTCGCTGCATCTCCAATACCGGGTCACACCAAATAGTAACCTTAGAATGCAATTTAAAACCAATTGGTGCATCTTTCGGATAAACAGAATTTTCAACAAACATGGTGTGTTCATCTGTGAAGTTATCCATTCCCGTATATCCAGAGCTATTTTTATAAACTCCTAGATCTTTGGTGTGGCAAACCATAAGCCTACCAGGTTTAAGAACCCTATAAAGCTGCTTTAATATAAAATGGTATTGTCTCCAAAAATCATCGCTAGAGGCATTATTACCTAAATCATGTATATAGTTCGAGTAGGTGAACAAAGCTTTAAAGGGCGGGCTAAAAATCATAAAATCGACGCTATTATCTTCCAGCCTATCAAGTTCGATTGCGGTGTCGCCTTTCATTAGCCAGATCTTGCCATTTTTAAACTCTCTAAATTCATAAGTGTTGAGCAAACCGTATTCCTTAGAATTGATATTAAGGTTCATTTCGGCTTGCATCTCCAAGAACTGTTTTTCCTTCCTGCGGATCGTTTTTATCACATTCTCCATCGTATCGGTGGTGATGAGGTAAATATTTACATTATGCAACTGGCCGTATCTATATGATCTTCGAATAGCTTGGTATAGGCCTTCGAAAGAAAAATCTAGGGAAGCGAAAATCTGGTTATGGCAGTTCTGGTAATTCAATCCGAATTGTGCAATCTTAGCTTTAGTGATCAGTACGCGAAATTTATTTTCAGCAAAACCCAAAAGATTAGCTTGTTTGACTTCGGTCTGATCAGATCCTTTTACCTCAATTGCATCTGGTATCAATTTTCTAAGTGCTTCGCCCTCTTCGTTCTGTTTTATCCAAATGATAAATTGCTCCGATGAATTATTGACGATATCGGCCACTTCGCTTAGTCGTTCTATTTTGGTTAATCGAAGCTCGCTATTGAAATTCGTAGCATTAATAGCTTTAGAATTAAATAGCTGGCCGTCATTACGGTTTTCCGTAACAATATGTCGCTCTATGTATTCCAGTTTTGGAAGATTGTAACCCTTTTCAGGAAAGCCGATATCGGCGGGATTACAGAACATCTTCGCCCAGCTTGATATCCAAGCGTAAAAGTCTTTCTTAGCGTGTCCCTTCAGTCGGTAATTATTCATTCCCTCTTCACGAACAAACCATTTAGAACGCATATCTTGAGCGTCCAAAACATCTAAGAATTCACTATGGTTTCCTATCTCGTTTAAGTCGTTCGGAGATGGAGTAGCTGTACAAGCTAACTTATATGGCGTTAGTTTAAATGCATCTATGATCAGGTTTTTATAAGATCCAGTAAAGTTTTTAAGGATTGAGCTCTCATCCAACACCACACCAGCGAATTGTTCAATAAACCCTTGTATATTTTCCAGTTGCTCATAGTTGACGATATAAATTTCTGCAGGTAAAAAATTTAGAGAATAAAATTCATCTAAAAACGGTATGACCTTAATCCCGAATTTTTCACCTTCTTTTGCTGTTTGCGCAGTAACCGCCAAAGGCGCTAAAATAAGTACGGGTTGGTTGGTATAAATTCTTACTTGATTTGCCCATTCCAATTGTTGAAAGGTCTTACCCAGTCCACAATCTTCGAACAGTGCGGCCTTTCCCCGTTTCAATGCCCATTGGACACAGAATTTTTGAAAAGCCTTCATTTTTTTGTTGAGCTTTTTTAAATCGATATCGAAACCAGAGTCAATAATGATCGGCTTTTTGTTCTCTAAAATTTGTTCGTAATTCATAATCTTGCGTGATTTTTATGTTAATTGTTCCTATTTTGTAGATGGTGGTATAATTTGCGTTAAACTCAACATCATTGTAGCAATCGATATAGGCCTTTACGAGCTCTACCAATAATTTCTTATCATTGACAGGTACATCTTTAACCTTTATGTGGGTGCCTTCTGGCATAGCTATCAGGTATTTAATTACCCAATCGAAAGCTTTGCTTACTTTTCCGTGTTCCATGCCTTTCTAATGGCCTCCAACTCATCCTTTAGTTCTTTATTTTCAATTTTCAGTTTATTATAATCGTCCGTTCTACACTTCAAGTCAAGTTGCATCTGAATATTGTTAGATGATACTTTTGAAAATTCCGTGGTGATTTCCAATAATTTTTCCAGTCTTTGTTTTTGTACGTTTGATTTATCGGTAGGCTTATTTTTTATTAAAAATTCCATCAGGTCACTATACATTGTTACTATAATTCCCTGGACTACCATTATCTTTTTGGATGAAAGCAAATGATCGTTATACTGTGTCAAATAAACCTCTGCCAAATCGAAATAGTGTTGTTCCAGTTTTGAGAGGCCGTTCAAGTTTTTGTAGCTCATATCTAAAATGGTGCATCTTCGTTAAAGGATTCGCTTGGTAATAGCAGTGTTTGGTGAAAAACCGGAGTACTATTTTCATGCTCAAAAGCATAAGAATTGTGTCCATTATATTTCTCGTAATAACGGTTCTTTTTCCAGTCAAAATAAATTGACATAGAACCCTTTTTTGCAGTTCCCTTTGGTTTAGCTTTTAATATTTTGATGATAGCTTCATTGAGATCAAATGGCATTCCGGTCGCAGGGTTCATAGTTAAAATGGTTTGTCCATTGATATGATTGTGTTCTGGCCGCCATACTCCAACTACGTTAAAAGCCCTCCTACCCCATACGGCCCCGCCAGCAAAACTGTTAAGTGTAGGAATTGCGGTGCAATAAACCTCTTGTCCAGTAAGGTCCTTTAGAGTTATCGGAGGTAAATCTTTTGCGTGGGTCACTATGTTATTATGCCAATTATTTGTTTTGGCCTCTTGCCTTACTTTTTTAAGCGCCCATGCTAGATATTTATCTTCCCTCCCCCCAAAACGCGTTAAATCCTCTTCTAAGTCATTGAATGGATCTAGTGAAGTAGTTTGCAATTTTATTCCAAGTTCCTTTTCCAAGCTTTTCCAGTATTCAAAAAAACTCTCAATATTATGGTCGGTATCATCACCATCAACAGGGTAAAAGTGTTCGTCTAACCAGTTCATAGCTTTGTAAATTTCAGCTTCAGTAGCGGAAAAAGGGTTTGATTTAAAGAAGGGCTTACGCAGGTACTTACTGATGAGCTCGCCAATCACATCATCCATGTTCCCAATCTCTCCAGACAAAAAACCGTGCTTCCATCCGTAACGTTCGGATTGGTTAAACATCATTTCCATATGGAATTCCGTTTTACCTGCTCCTGCAAAACCGAGGTAAAAGGTTGAGTAGCCTAATTTGAAACTCAACAGCTCGTCAAGGCTTTTAAATCCAGTATCTTGGCCTCGCTGTACACCAGTCTCGTAATGGTTCATTACGCTGTCTGTATAGTCTGAAATCTTCCGTTTCATTATGCGAAAATGTTCTTGTTTTCAGATTCGTCCACAGCCAATTTGGAAAAGGGTTTGCTTTTAGATTTGTTGAAATCATTCTTTGTCCAAGTGTCCAATCTTCGCTTTAAATCCCAAGTCTTTTCAAGTTCTTGTCTAAATTTTGTATTGGATTTATTAGGCTCTGTCCAGTATCTATAGAATTCGTTCAAAACATCCTTACCGTATGTTTCAAGAAAAGGAGAGAGAGATTGAGAAAATTTTAATTTTCGATCAACTATACTACTTGTCTTTACTGTTTTGTTTAGTTTATCTTTAGTCGGCAAAACCTCGTTAGCAACCTCGGTACTAACCTCATCATTGACCTCGGTACTAACCTCGTTAGTGACCTTGTCAAATTTTGATAAGGTGTAGATTACATTTGGGCTACCATTAGCGGTTTTGAATGTTAATAAACCGCATTGTGCAAGTCTATTTCTAGAATTTTTAAGCGTGTTGAATGAAATTCCTAAATCCGCTCCGATTTTAGAATTGTTGCGCTTGAATGGATTTTTCCAGCTACAGATATTGCATACTTCCAAAAGATGGAAATAGAGCGCTATTTCTGTGGTACTGAATGAATGTTCTTCGTGCGAACGCCAAAAACCTCTTATTAATTCTATATAATTCATTTACCGATTATTCTATCTGCAAAGGGGTTATCCTTTGGTATTTCTGATAATACTTTCAACCTGTGTTTGGCAGCCTTTTTTATGCGTGAACTTTCAGTGCTTTCACACATTTTTACCAGTGCGTGCATTTCTTCGAGCTTATGGGCTTCGTTGATGTTTTTCCAAGACATAGCTAGAATGGCAAATCATCTTCCTCTTTTTGCTCCACAATAACCGCATCACCAAGTCCACCACCAAGCCAAAGCACATGACTACCGAGTACCGGCATAGCTTTCTTTTCTTCGTCAGTTTGTTTTTCGTATATTTCTTTTGGAAGAGATTGTTTTACTAAGTGGGTGTCTTTACTGTCGTTCACCTTATTCTTGATCTCGAAGCCCTGTAAATCTAGATAAACACCTTTTTCACCTTTGAACAGACCATTGGCTGCTATTGGAATAATTAAGCATTCCACTTCTCCGCTCTGACCTTTCATTTTACGAACCGAATGCTTTAATGCGGCCAGATTTATTTTAGTACTAATATTGCTCATGATTAAAAGTTAAGGAGGCCACGCGCTACAGACATGCGTTTAAGTGGCCTCCATTGGTTAGAAAATAATTAATTAATCGCGCACTCTTTCAATCGCTTTTTCGTATGGATTGTACTGGCGCTGATGTACAATTTCATAGGTACCTGCCGGAAGGTCAATAGGTAGATGTTCGGCCATATTATCAGTACCAGTATGGACGTGCACTAACTTTCCGTTCGCATCTACCGAAAGGTAAAGCCGTTCGTCTAACTCCAGTACATCAACCTCTCCAATTACCTTGTGCTCATGATGGCCTTCGCCAACTGCTACAACTGAACTCTTAACTTTTACCGCTCCCGAAGGAAGCATTGAAATTTCTTTTACTAGCACATCTCCTTGACGCGCGATGAAAACTTGTTTTTTCATTGTTTTTGATTTTTATGTTTCTATTAATAATTTGTATTCATTTGTTTGCATTCCAAAAGTCCAAGCGAGTGCTCCAAGTGCGCCAAGTTTAAATGCTTCCAGCGGTACGCAGAGGTAGTAATTACGAAGTGTCGAGTTGCAGATCACTTTAATGAAGTAGACGAATTCGCCAGCTAAATCATCTTCTTTAATGGTTTTCATTAAAGCCACCTCTTGACCATTATATTGATCGACTTCGACAGTTTCTAGATCTAAAAGCAAAGCATATTTACTTTCTCCTAAGATTTCCATAATACATCTGCGTTTTTCGGCATTACGCTCTTTAATTAAAGTTTCCTTAGTAATCGTTTCAGGACTTAAGATCCAATTTGCCGGAACCGCCACTCCGTGCCAATAGTATTGTGCATATCCATCTCTAAACTCTATTGCCGAACCATCTGCATTATGCAATCTATTACGTTCATCACGAGTGATTTTAGACGGCATATTGGACACGATACAGTAACCATTTAATTGAACATATC